AAAGCCCATGCTGATATAGTAAAGAAGGATATTAAAGACTTCGATGACTTCGATCAGAAGTATAAGGATGTTCTTATCAACATAGCCTACAACACTGGCTCTGTTAAGGAAAGCAAGTGGCCATCTTTACTGAAAGCTATTAGAGCAGGTGATGATAAGAAGGTACGGGAAGAGATGGTCACATCATTCACTGATGCTGCCGGTAAGAAGGGGAAGTTAAAGACAAGAGCTAAGAAGATAGCAGATGCTGCGGGGTTAGATTCATGAATAATCTAATTGAGTTGGCAGGTAGTGTAGAAAAGCTAGGCATAGTGGGTATGCTAGCCCTAGTCCTTATCGGTCTAACATATGCAGTACGACTCCTGTATATAGATCGTAAGTCATGCGAGTCAGCAAGGCTCGGTGATGCTGAGGAAAGGGCAGAAATAAGAGAAACCCTTGGCGAAGTCAAAGGTAGGCTGTCCACTATGGAGCAGTTTCATTATGAACATTTAATCGGAATGAATAAGGATAAGAAATAATGGTTGAGTCAAGCATCTGGGCAGACGTAAGCACAGTGATTAGTATAGCTCTCACTATACCATTCTTGTGTTATTGTGTAGAGGTGGCGTACCTATGGTGGCCATCATTCAAGGAGAGTTTTAAGGAAGGAGAAGAGCCTGCTTCATCTAAGCTGGCTAAAGGTATATGGGTAGGGTTTGTGTCAAACTTCTTTGACAACCTATACTGGGGTGTGACATGGTTTGCTTTCTATATGCAGTGGCCTATAGCTGTAGCATTCTTAGCATGTGGTCCATTGGTAAACATATTCTTCAGACAAACAGGTGGTGTAATAGCTGCACTCAATCATGTTGAGGCTGCTACTGAGCTGCATAGAGATGAGCAACCCAAGTATAGAAAGTATTACTGGGTAGCTGGTATTGTTGTTGGTATAGTTCTTTGGGCTATTAGATAGGAAGGTCATGGTATGATAGATTCTACGTTCATGGATAGGCAGAATGAGGTGCAAGAAGAAAGGGACTGGGATGGAGCAGTTGATGACTTCACTGATAGGCTAGAGTTTAGCATCAATGACGCTCTCAACGTGCTCCCCTCAGCCTTGTTGGTAGGCATGTTAGAACATGTGAAGATGGGGTTGTTGTTCGGGGATGAAGAAGAAGATTAATACACAGCACCTTCCCCTATGTCAGGTGTGGATAAGAACCAGACTTGGCTCCTATCCTCCTGCTCGTGACATGCAACAGAGAACTGATCCGGCTCAGTCTGGATCAGATACTCCATCAGTTGTTGGAACGTAGTGAATGTCTCACACACTATCCTCTTACTCATCGATAAACTCCTCCTTCTCAGTAACATACTCCACGTACCCTTCGGGGCGATACCCAATAGCTTTGATAAAGTTATCGAAAGCCTGAAGTAGGTCATCTACAGTAGACTGACCGTCATCAACCTCCATCGTAACAGTGGACACATTGGTGTACTCTTTCATGTCATCATCTCGTACATACTGTATTGTAATCATAAGTCTATCTCTATATTCTCTTCAGCTTCAAACATTAATTCTAGTAGGTCACGTTCCATTATGGATTGTAATCCCCTAGCCCCTGTTCCATTCTCAATAGCTTCCTCAGCTATCTTAGTAAGTGTCTCATCTGTTATGTTCAGAGACGTACCATCTAAAGCAAACAACTCTTCATAGTGTTTAACGATAGCGTTCTTAGGTTCAGTCAAGATCCTCTTCAACGCATTAACATCTAATGGATTGAGCTTAGCTAACACAGGTATTCTACCTAACAGCTCAGGTATCATGCCGAATGTTTTAAGATCTTCAAGAGTTGTATCGGACATAGGTGTTTGCTTATCCTCATCGAGGCTAGTCACCTCAGCACCAAAGCCTATTGAGTTACCACTCCCATTGATCCTTGCACTTGCTATCTTATCTATACCACTGAAGGCTCCGCCTACAATGAACAAGATGTTAGATGTATCAACCTTAACCTTCTGTTGTTGATGACCTGATCCAATCTTAACAGTAGCAATCGTACCCTCTATTAGTTTGAGTAGTGCGTGTTGCACCCCTGCCCCTGATATGTCACGCTTACCAGCTGAGTCAGCTCTGGCACACACCTTATCGATCTCATCGATGTAGATGATACCTCGCTCTGCCTTCTTAACATTATGATCACACTCATCAAGAAGTCTTTCAAGTATTGTTTCAACGTCATCCCCTACATACCCTGCCTCTGTCAGTGACGTAGCATCAGCAATAGCTAATGGTATATCAACAGCCTTGGCTATGGTCTGAGCAAACAACGTCTTACCTGTACCAGTAGAGCCTATCAACATGATGTTAGACTTCCTAAGATAGATGTTCTCAGGGTCCTTAGCCCTCTTCATGTGGTTGTATATAGCTACAGACAATACTTTCTTAGCATCATCTTGATCAATGATGTACTCATTGAGTTGCTCCATAATCTCATGAGGCTTAGGCAATGGCTTAGGTGGGGCCAATGCCTTGGGCTTAGGAGGAGGGGACTCCCCCATGTAATACGCCTCCACGATTTCTTCCTCAGTGAGGAGCTTCTCAAAGAACGCATCGATACCTTCATCATCCTCCTCTCCCATGTATTTAAGAAGATGCTTCAGGTCTTCGTCTGTCAGAGGTTTGATCTTAACAGTGTAAGGATTATCAGGTGGTGTCTTATCACTCATGCTATACTCCTATTGATACTAAGATGTCAATGCCTGCTAGACAAGCAGCCACTCCTAAGAACAAGAAGGCCAGCGCGAAGCCGGCCCTCCATAGTGTTTGACCTACCTTCATACTACCCCCTATTAGATTTCACACGATGGACCAACACATGCTAATGTTTGAGCACCCTCTGTCATGTCCGATGATTCATGCTCAGACAAACGAGACCAATCAATCTTAGGCATAGCCTTGGTCATCTTATCATACTCATCCTTACTGATCTCTTCATATGGTGCCTGTTGGTAGACATGATCAGACCTCGGTAGGAATGATACACCACTACACTTATCCAGCTTATCCCATATCCATTGGCCTGCTGCTAAGAACTCATCATCACTGTAGTACACAGTAACAGATGGCTTATGCTCACACCAATGATCTTGATACACCTCCCATAAGTCTAGCTGCTTCTTAACATCTAAGTCCTCAGTACATACAGCATCCTCCGGTGCCTTAACAGGGAAGCTGAACACTATGTTCTCTGAGTTCATTACATCCTGCTCCCATGGCACACCCTGTTCCTGTAACAGAGCGGTAAGAGGATCTTTAGTATCACTCCGTACACGTCTCATGTAATAGGGGCTGTACCTAGCATGGATACCTGATGCACTATCAACTAACTGTGAGACAGTACCGCTAGGTTTCACGGCGGTGATGGCCGTAGATTGTTCAATACCTAAACGCTTAGCCCACTTCTTATTAACAGCGACAGCCTTCTCCTTTAGCTCCTCCAACAAGGGACCACAAGATGTGCTGCTCAGTAGCGGATGATCCATGATACCAGTCATCGATACACCTAGTAGTCTTTCCTCTGCTGTGTTACGTGCCCAGACAGGGCGTACATAACGGAAGTCAGTAAGAGTAGACTGTAATGTACCAATGATAGCTGCCATCTCTACCTTACGGTGTAGCTGCCTCGGTGTGTCGGTACTACGAACCACTATCTCAGACAAATTACAAACCTGAGCTGATCGTAAGATGATCTCACTGCAAGGGTTAGTACCGAAGTCATGATCGACATCCCGTCTGCCACTCTTAGCTGCTTGATTCTTACTGGCTATACGAGAGAAGATCCCTCGCTCACCACACTTACTCTCATGTAATGATACCCATTCTCTTAGGAATACATCGAAGGCCGGCTTCTCTGTGTACACTGCTGAGTTGTTAGCCAGTGCACGTTGACCATCTGTCTCCCACCACTGTCCTAGCTTAGCTCCACGCATACGATCATCTGATAGATTGGAGAGGCTGATGAGTGCTGACCTACGCACACCACCTACCACTACAATCTCAGCAATCTTACACACTAGGTCATGACAATCCAATGAGGATAGCTTGCGCCCACTAGCATTCCGAAACATATTAACAGCAAATTCGAAGAGAGCAACAAGAGGCTCAGGGCCACTGCTTCTGCCACCGAAGGTTTTGAGAGGCGCTCCCTTTGGGCGCAGCTTGGACACGTCCCACTTGGGGATCTGTCCGGTATATAGTAGTCCAAGCAATTCTTTAAACGCTTTAGCCCACCCGATCTTGCTATCTCTGACGACGATTGTTGTGTCTGTTTCATGGAAGTCCTCCGATATTTCCGGTAGTTTCTTAATTGATTGACGCTCGACTGAGAAGCCTACACCTGTACCACACATGAGAACGTATAAGATCTCATCGAATGCACGTACATGATCGACAGCTACATAGCTACAGTTGAAGCCGGCCATGTTGTCACGGTCGAGTGCAACACCTGCTGTCATAAGACATCTCATTGATGGCATGACCTCCATGTTATAGATAGCCTTGTGCATCCTGTTAGCTGTCCTGCAATCAATCTCACCTCTTGCTACCCAGAACCCTACGTACCTACTTACTGTCTCCTCCCATGTCTCTCTTCGTTGAAGCTCAGGCAGCCATCGTGCGTATCGGCTAGTGTGTATGTACTGTTGGTATTGATCCATTAATTGTCCCTAGTTTCTCTGATTATTTGTTGGTCTACCATGGAGAAGGTAGCGTGGTCTGTTGTTAATGTCTTACCATCGAATGAGATAACCTTCACTCCATTCTTTTCTAGCTGCTTCTTTAGTGCAGCAAGAGAGCCGAAGCTCCCCTGTACAATTACTTTCTCATCCATACATCCTCCTAGTGCAGCATCATGCTGTCTTTCTTCAAGGTACGTATCTCCATTGCTACCTTCTCTAGTGTTGCAGCCATAGTTTCTATGTCCTCATCACATGTTAAGAAGATAGCTGTGCACGCACCGTCACCCCCAGCCAAAGTCATTGCGTATGCCTGACTCATATCCTCGACACCCTCTATTGTTACATCACTACCTAAGACCTCTTGAAGGTCGTAGATACGTGCTTCGAACATGTCATCGCCTTTGATTTTACCCATGGTTGTTCTCCGGTATCGTTGATTTAGTTTTAAACTCTTCTAACATCTCAAGGCAGTGGATAGCCTTGCGTATGTCCTCTTCCTCATTGCCCTTGTTACGAGTAAGGTACTTATTCACCTTGGTATACAGTGCTGCCTTAACACCAGCGTATCCGTAGTTCCGGTACGTGATCTCCAATGGTTGTATGCCTTGGTCCTTGTAGTGAGTACCTCCCACTTGTGCTGATGTTGAATGGATTGTTGTTGATCGATGAGGTTCTGTTATCCAGCTCGGTGTCATATGTTACCTCCACGTAGGTTAGATGCTGCACCCTTCTCTGACTTAGAAGACTTACTCCAGCTGCCACAACTGTTACACTTAAACTTACGTGCCTTAGTTGCATTAGTGTATGCGTATCCACGGTATTGAATCTCATGGCTGCCACATGACGGACATGTATCACGCTCACCTGAGTACACTTGTAGGTTAGGATGATTGCCGATCCAAGGTAGTAGCTTCTGATATAGTTCTTCTAATAAGAATACATCTTGAATGTTATACTCCTTCATCTCTTTACGACACTTCTTATCCCCATCCATACAGCCAGTCCATAGTGGCATACCTGCATGAGATACCTTAGAACCAATACCTAGCTCAGATGCTATATAGTCTAGCTTACGTGATGCCGGCTTAAACTTCTGACGTGTAGTGTTAAGAAGATCAATCTCTTTATAAGGTGAAGGAGGTGTAAGCCCATGCCTAATGAACTCCCAGTTCAGTGTAGGTATGTCAAACTTCTTACCATTGTAATGAATGACAGCATCAGCCTTATCTAATAGATCCCAGATAGACTGAATGTAATCCTTCTTAGTCTCCCACTTGGCACCAAAGGTGAACTTACCTTCCTTGTCACCAACCCATCGTGCTGCCCAGCACAGTGTACCACCTGCTTCTACTATCTGGTTGAGTCCGATGCGTTGATCGAACAGGCCCCAACAGTATGCCTTATGTGGTGATGTCTCAATGTCTAACATTAATATCTTCATTTTTTCTTAGCCTCTTGTGTCTTGATATTGTGACAATCTTTGCAAAGGACTTGTAGATTATCTTCTTCACAGAATAGTGTAGCTACAAACCGAGGTAGATCCTCGAATGTTTTTAAGCTACCACACTCTACGATGTGATCAACAGCTACGTCCTTACCGGCACACCACTGCTCGCACCCTGCACACAGGTACTCAAACTTCCTTCGTTTATCAGGGCCGTTGTATGGACGCTTAGCTTTATTCATAACGTCATACTTAGGCGGCCACTTCATACTCTTCTGTCTCAGTCCACTCCGAATGAATCCAAAGTATCCTGCCTCAGTGTACCGCTCCCCTCCCCTAGTCTTACCTACCCTTCGTCCCATGCTCCCTCTCCTCTATCAAAGATCTGTGCATCAAAAGATGTAGGCAGTACATCATAATAGTAAGCTAGTGCTTCCTTATGATCATCAAAGGTCATAGTGTACATACCTAGTGCATCATTGTGTGTTACTTCATACATTGTCGAGACCCTCTTCTGGTTTCCAAACATACATAGGTAGCTCCCACATAACAGGACTACCATCCTCGTTCAATTGATTCACCATCCATAACAGACGGCCTTGCTCTAACATATACTCTTCAAACTTATCTTGATGTTGTTCTTCATACGCCACCGATACAACATCGAACAGCTCATTCTCATCCTTACATTCACATAAGAGATCATAAGTCTTAGCAGGACCATAGCCTCTCAATCCAGGAATATTGTCAGTGCTATCACCTGTTAGCAATTGACTATAGAAGAACATCAACCCACCACCTGTTAGTTTCTTCCTATTCTCTGATAGGGTTAGCTCACCATGCTTAGTGAATTGATAAGGTCCGAACTCTCCCTGCATACCTGACTCCCATCCATAGTGCCAGCCTGCTACCATCCTTAGATCTTTATCTCTACTACATATGATTGTATCTTCTGTCTGATTAATAGCTAGTGCATCATCAGCTTCCATACCCTCAATCAATACAGCCCATGGATGTGACATGATATAAGCACGAAGGTTATTGTAGTGGAAAGGTTTCTCTCCCTTACGATTACCCTTGTATGGTTTGGTTAATGCTATCTGTTCTCTGAAGTTACCCTTACCTGTAAGGTACATGGTGTAGTCTGTGCAATCAACAGCCGCTAACATAGCTGTTAGTTTGTTATGAAAGACTTCGATAACAAAATCAAAGTTACTGATTGGCTCATCCTTGGGATACTCAGCCACCGCCGAGCATTCATATACTAATAAGTCTCCGTCTATTAAAGCTCGCATCTTTCCCCCTCTGCCATTGTTTCGTAATGAAAGGCTGACCAGTGTGCACCTACTGACAGTGCTAAGAATCTCTTCCATCTGTACCATCGGTGTACGTGTTCGTTCATCATAAAATTTCTCGCATAAAAAAGGCGAGGTTTTACCCCCGCCCTATGTGTTAGCCATATGGATTAGCTGCTTCATCACCAGCATGGCCTAGTGCCATGTCTTCTGGTGCTTCTACTTTTTCTGATACATACCCTAATGCCTGAGACAGTGCACTATCCTTAAAGTTAGTAGCACCCTTGATCTTATCCTTCAAGAAGTCAGGCAGTTTGTTGAACACATCCATGTCCGGCTCATCGAAGTCAAACATCTGAGTGTCATTGACTAGCTCAGCTACTTTCATTCCCTTCATGATAGGAGACGTTGCTCCAATGTTAGAGTACACGACAGTGCTGTCAGTCTTATTAACATTGTGGACTACAGTGAGTGCTACTGGTGCACCTAACAACTGAACCCAGTCACCACCTGCTGCTTGTTGTGGATCAAGTGCTAGGTATCGTTGAGTACTCTTAGCTCTATCAGCATTCAAGCTGTAGAACGGGAAGTCCTCACTGATCCATCGTGGTTTAGTCTCATCATAATCCCCATTCTCATCCTTCATAAACTCAGTAGCAAGTTCATATGTGCATCGGATCATAGCGATAGGGTCCTTTACTTCTCCCTTCCATGGTCGTCGTGGTTGTACACCTAAGTCAATGATTGATACCAGTCGAGCTGGGTATGTCCCAATATCAATAGGTGCTTGTGGTTTAAACTTACTGTTACCGCCGGAACTCTTTACCTTGTTAGCATTTAAAGCCATTTTCTGATTCCTATTCTGATTTTAGTTTGAACGCTTAGTGCGTTTGATACCAGTTCTTTCCTACATTAGCCTCACCTTCATGTGGACAGGCGATGCCTAACTTCTTGCCGGCCTCTGTAATAGCAGACGTAGCTAGTGCTGCGTACTGTGCAACACAATCATCTCTTACCTCAGCTTGATACTCATCATGTATGTTAGCACAGAAGCCATACTCTACACCATGTGTCCAACCTAAAGCATTAAGACTATCCTTTAACATCACCAGTGCATGTTGCATAAGGATTGCTTCATCACTTTGTAATACATATACAAGGATCTGATGCTCACTCTCTATGTGTATAGGTCTACCATCTAACCCTTCGACCCATCCATCATAGTGTTCTTTCTTATCCCAATCATTCAATCTTGTCCTAGCATTAGACACCCACTCTTTAGTTAAGTTCCCTACTAAATCAGAAAACCCTGTTGATACACTAAGTAATGCTTCTCTAATACGTGTGCCTGTATCCTTACCCTCTCCTATAATATCACCCAGCTTGTTATCACTAGCTCCAAACATGAATGCGTAGTTAAGATTCTTTGCTTGACCGTAGCTAACAGTGAACCCTGCATCAGCTATAGCCTGTTGGTTTATCTGATGGATGGCTGTACCCTTAGCCTTATCACCATTGATTAATATCTCAGTGAAAGCGTCATCACCTACCCTTGCTGCAAGCATACGGTTCTGACAGCCGGCTGCATCCACACCTACGATTGAGTATCCATCCTTAGATATGAATGACTTCCTCATCCACTTACCAAAGAATGCACCATCACTAGGTACGTTTACTATGCCTCTGTGTTTAAGCCTTGCTGTTGTACACATGCCAGCTATACCCTGACTGATGCGGCCATCATCACGTATGATTTTAACCCATCCTTCTAAGTTACTACGTCTATGCTTACACTGCACACGCTTAGCTATAAGCCTGCCTATCTTACCATCAACACCACGGAAAGCATCAGCACCATTCAACTTAGGGCTAGCTCTCACTAGCTTACGGTCTACCTTGATGTGCTTACCATTCTCTTTCTTATAGTTCCATGCCTCTGGTATCCATCCTTCCCTTAGTAGCCAGTCCTTTGTCTCCTTGTTACTGTCTAAGTTGACAGGACGGTAACTTATTCTACTGAATGGACCAGCAACATGGTCTGATTCACCCTCCCATTTCAATACCTGTGAAGAGGGCAGCCCTGATTTAAGGAAGGGTTTACGTACCCAGCCTAGCTCACCTGCCTTCTTAGTCTCATCAATCACTAGCACCTGCGGCAACCGAGGCACCACGACATGATCGATCTTAGCTACCCAATGTGTGAGCATTGCGATAGACTTATCAATCCATGTGCGGTCAACCAGCCAGCCATAGTTCTCTTGTTCGTATAGTATCTCGAACAACTGGTGAGTCAATTGATGTGCGGCTATCCAGCTGGGGCCGCCCTCTTCTTTCAAGTAACCGTGGACAAGTCGAAGAATCTCCACATCTTCGACACATCTATGTAACATGTCCGCGCTATAGACAGACCAATCACTGTGATCAGGCTTACCCCTGCCTACACGATAGCCCCATGCTGCCAGTGAGTGAGGACGTAAGCCTTTCTCTTGGCAATCATAAGGCAGCTTACGTTCAGGCCGTTGAAGCCTAGACATAAGAGCTGTATCAATCTTGATACCCTTGTACTCATAGTTAAGCATCATCTTTAACAGAGGGAAGTCATAACCTAATCCGTTATGAGCTACCAACATGCTACATGTATCCATAAACTCAGTCATCTCTTTCATCTGATGACCCTCAAAGATGTGCTGCTTGCCTGATGCTGCCTCGATGAAGACACCACAGTGTATCTTTGTTACTGTATCAAGTAAACCATTGGCTTCTAAATCAAAGTAGCATAGCATGTTATATCACCCTCACGCTTGTCAGTGTATGAGTTTCATTCTTTAAATCTACCATCATTTTTACCTGCTCGAACACCGATGCGTCCTCAAACTTCTCGATGGCAGCTTCGTCACTCTCTGCTTCGACTCGGTAGTAAACCCGTGCCACTTCAGTCATCTCTATCTCATACGTCTTCATCACAAATTCTCCTCAATAAATAGCGGCTTGCTGTGAGATCCCAAACAACATCTAGCAGTTTATTCGCCAGCTTATCAACCTCATCCTCCTCTAACAAACCTAAGTTTATAGTGGCACCAGCATTCTCTATCTCTACAGATAAACAATCACCCACCTTCCTAACATCTATGTTCATTCTCCTGTCCTCTGTGAAAACTGTCCAGTATTTTTATCCCAGAACAATGGCACTGTACCTACACTACCGAACTCTCTGTCCTCTAGTATAACTAAGTCCCTGCAATTACGTTCATCCTCTGTTAGTTCAGGATCTCTGTTACCTTTCAAGCCCATCATGTAATGACATGACCTCATCATTGACCGTGACCCTGCGAACTGATTAGATAGTACCTCACCTCCTCTTTCATGTGGCTTCTTACCATTGCCGGGCGAGAGCAAGTGACAGAAGATTGTTATAGATAAGTTATGGTCCTTAGCTAATGATGCTGCTTCACTAGCTATCTGTCCTAGCTTTTCATTAGCCTCCGATGCTGATAGTGTGTTAGTAAAGTTAGTGATAGGATCAAGGTATACTGTACGGTATCCTTCTGCTGCTGCTTGGATGATGTCTGCCTTGACTGTCTCCCAGCTTGCATTCTGATACAGGTCTAGCATAGCTACGTTCCTACCTATACGTGGTTCCCATTCATCCCATGCTTTCTGATCGAACTTAATGTTAGGGTCATGGAACACACGACTGGCTGCCTTACCTACGAGTAGCTTGTATGTCTTGTTGTTTGACTCCTCTGGTTTAACTAAGAATACTTTCTCTCCATGTACTAGGATCTTATGTACTGCCAAGGCATTGAGTAACTCAGACTTACCTTGCTTAACACCTGCCCCTATGTACCTCACCTCACCCCATCGTTCGCCTCGTGTGAGCGCTGTTAGTGCCGGCCATGGAAAGCTAAGCCCCATCTCTGCTTCCTTACATGCGCTCTCTGTTAAGCTGTCACCATACACTAGCTTACTGTTGCTTGGTGCTGATGCCTTAAAGAGTACAGAATTTTTTAAAGATTTTTTATGCCCCTTAACTAAGCATTCATTCGCATCCTTAGCTGGTAGGTTAGCACGCATAGCTTCAGGGAATATCTTACACACCTCTGCTGCTGCTGTGTTACCCGCATCATCCATATCAAATGCTAATACTACATCCTTGAAGTGTTGCTTGATGTACTGTAGCTGATCAAGTACCTGTCTCTTCGCACCACCTGAACCATTGGATAATGATACGATAGCAGGGTTGAAGTCAGCATAACGTACATCAGTGTTAAGATCTTTAAGCACTTGGAACAAGGCCACCGCATCGAACTCACCCTCTGTTATAATTAATCTCGGCGCTCCACTAGCTATGGCTTGTGACCACCCGAAGAAGTCAGGCTTACTAGCATTACCTAATGAGAACATATGTTTTTCTTGCAGATCTCTTAGCTTGTAGCTAACAAGCTCACCCTTACGTGTGATAGGGAATGCTACGGTAGTTGGTGTAACACCATCCTCTTCGCTGACACCTACCTTCACGTTGAAGTAGTCTAAGTATTCTTTCTTTAACTTCCTAGCAGGTATGTCATGCACACCCCATGTGTTTATATCAGCTACGTCTCTCTGTATCTCTTCCAGAGGACGTTTAAGCTTACCTGTTGGTGGTTTGTAGTCGTCAGGCTTATCGCTGTAAGGATTCTTTACAAACGTACTACAAGCGAAGCAGTATCCATGATACACACCACCACCCTCATTAAATACTTGAAGCCCATCACTACTACCACATGTATGACTTAATTTTTCTACGCAATCGGCCATTGATTCCTCCTAGTTTAAGTATTCTAATTCGTTCTTGATGTCTGGATGCTCGGCAGCCTTCTTAATAATTCTTGATGCTGTTCGTAGTGCTACCCCTGTTAAGCGAGAGATGTCTGCAATAGAAGCAGATGATGGAAGACCTAACCCATAGTACAGCACTACTACGGAGTAGTCTCTGTCTGATAGATGAGTATCTAATACACTGAGTATATCTCTTAGCTTATCTGCACTTGATAGTGTGTTAGGCGCTGTTAATAAATCATCAACACTATCTAATCCTTCAAGCTCTACATAATCAGGACACCGTACCTTGATAGCTCTAACAAAGTTAGTCATATGATTAAAGATTACTCTGTTATAGTATGTTCTAAATGAATAGCCCTCATCTTGATATGTTTCTAGTGCGCTAAAGAATGCTATAGTTATCTCTTGTTCTATATCATCCCTGTCTAGCATGTTATCTTGTTGGATATATTTATTTTTACACCACCTCCAAGCCAGTCCTTGTATATCTGACAAGGCTTCTTCATATGCCTTGTTGCATCTTGTTTTATTCATCTCCATTCTCCTAGTATCACTACTAATAAACACTTTTTACCCTGTTTTTGCGCCATATTTTTCATTAACTTTTTGTTAAGATAGAGTAAGCTATTGATATATATATCTATTTAATTTAATTAACTTGTGGGTTATATTCAACACAAGAATATGAGTGCTTGATGTTCTCCTCTTTAGGTAGATGGTTTACAGCGAATGATAATTTATTATCTTCACATGCTTCTATGTCATAGAAAGCATACGGAGCAGGAACACTGCCGATATACTCACCATCAACAAACACCATTTGTAATATAAGATATACTGTTAGCATTTTAATTCTCCATTAATTCTGTCATGAGTTCTTGTATTGAGTACCCTCTCGGTAGGTAGATGAGTTGAGGTCCTGATCTTCTTACTACTAATATCTGTACTAGCATTCCATGTTCTCCTCTCTAATCTCTGCATCTAAGAAATCTTTAGTGTCAATATCTTGACTCCATTTACCTACTGTTTCGTACCATGTTTCGAAGTTATAACCCTGCACTTTAGGGCATGGTGTAGAGCACGCGGCCCGTGCATCTTGATTGATTGGATCGATTGATGTCTCTGTATTGTTCATGATATAACCCTTTATAATGTACTCTCGATGGTTGAAAGTATAGCATAGCCTATGATAATAATGATGATGACATCATGCCAGTCACCTATGAAACTACTGATCTTCTTCATATTTTCCCTCATCTTCTACTGTATAGTGTGATGTTATCACTAACACCCATTCCTTATCATCGGGAATGTGCGCCCCTCTAAGGTAGTTGTTCTCCAAGGTATACGATGACCCTCCCATCTCTTTAAACTTCGTTAGCACTCCATCTATGGTCTTGTATGGTATCACTAAGGGGCTGGTCACACGATTGGGCCAATAAAAGCAGGCCGTGTACATGATCCAGTGTTTTTTCCGCATCGTATTAATAGTCGTGTTCATCCTTCATGTTCTCCAAATTCTTAATCATATTGTTTAATGTAATAATCATAGCAGGGCATGTCTCCTTATCTCGCTTAGCTTTATACATCTCTATCCAATGGTCGAGTTGTTCTTCACCTGTCATATCACCACCTCTCTATTAGTTTACCAGACATCTCTCTAAGTATTGGAATTCTTTGTATGAACATTCAAATTTAGCACAAAGTTTAGTGAGCGTGTTCATCTTATCACTACGAGCTACACTCTCATCGTCTCTGTCTATAGCACGTTCATACTCCACCTGTAAGGAAGCTAGGTTTAATAATCTTTCGTTGTTCATCTCATCACCTCTCATGTTATGTGTTAGACAATCAATTCTCTCAGACGTTCAATGGCACCCTGAAATAAATCAGTGTGTTCGTCGACACCTAAGCTTACATATGTATCAAGGATGTCTTCTAACTCTTTGATTGATAAGTATATTTCAGACCTTGTATAATTATTCATAGCGCTGTGCCTCCCATTGATTCGAGAGCGTCTCTCAATTTATTGGCCACATCTTGCACCTCTCCTATG